TGCAGAATCGGAGGAGTTATATAGGTTTTCTAAATTAGAGCATACAAAAGAATGCATTTCTAGCATATCACAATTAAACGTGAACTATGAATATAAGCTTCCACATCTAACACTACGAGATGGTATAATGAAAACTATCATTCAAATGTTTATTACGAATCCAATGTCAAATACTAGAGCAAAGTTTGACTTTATTGGTTCTGTTAGAGATAATATGTTTCTTGATAATGCGACGAAAGAAAACATTTATCTAAAATTTTATAAAGCACAGAGATTGTATCATCTGTTAAATAGATTAATTTATCGTTATAAATTTAAAAGAGCGCCTTATTCTATAGAAAATGACCTCACTCTTACACCTATAAATGAAAATCAACTTAATGTAATGTGTGTTTTCCAAAACGGAAAAAAATATTTGTTCTCTATGTTAGACTTGAAAAAAATAATAGAAGGTGCGTTGACTAATTCGCCTTATCATTTTTCCTCTCCCCTTCCGATTAAAAATCCTTATAATAATTTACCTTTTGATAAATCTACACTCTATAACATCTATTTTTTTATGAAACGTGGCGATTTTGTTATGTCGACACTGTTTCACCAATATTTTTTAAGTAATTTTAATCTTAAACGATTTCAAGATGAAAATGAAGTTCTTATACAAAAAGCACATGTAAACCAATTTATACGTAATTCTGATATTAAAGATTTACGTTATGAAATTTTACACATGTTAAAAGATCACCAATATTCGAAAAAGCTGCGGATACATTGTGATTTCCCTACCGAGACACTGGTTGAAATATTTAAACCCTATTTAGCTTTGTATTATATGGAATTATATTCATTTGAATTAAACGCAAAACGGATTGCTGAGTTACAACTAAAAAACAAACTTCGGCAATTTTGTGAACATAATCCTAAGTTTGGGCGAAAATATTATAAAACTGAAAAAAATATTATATTTAATACGAAAAAACGAACGATTATATACGACCAAGATCACATACCCTTTTATAAAAAAGAAACTATAAAAACATATAACAATTCACATTTGATATTATTTGAAGAGGAATTCTGTGAAGAAGCTCAGTCTGATGACTCTGACTCTGAAACTGAATCACAAGGTTCGACTTCATAAACAGTTTTATTGTATTGAACATCTATTAAATGTTTTTTGTGTTTGCGTTTTTGTTTTGCTTAAAGCTTGTTGACGTTTTTTTTCTGCTTCTTCTTTTTCTTTTTTTTCTTTATCTTCCTTTTGTTTTTTTTTGGCAGCAACTTGTTTTTCTTTTAAAGTCCTTCTTTGTTTATGTAACTCAGCTTCTGATAATGATTTAACTCCAGTATCGCCAATATTTGAAGCACCTTCTGTTATTATTTCATGGCAAAACATATGAATGAAAAATACGATCAAAAATATTATAATTATGTTTCTAAACATAGTTATAATATGTTGGGATAGTTTTTTTGCCTTTTTTACTATGCTTGTATTGCATAGTAATATTCGTCATTGAAAACTACGTTATTTTTTATGCTACGGCTCATTTTGGCTGCGCTCATTTTTTCAGCCTCGGCTGCTTTGGCAATGGTTTCCCAGGTTCCAATGCGATCGTTTGTGCTTTTGAGACGTTTTTCTACGGATTTTCCTGTGGAGGATGTTTTCTTATGTTTACGTTCATCAGTTTTTAACATGATTCCGTAATATCCTTCGTTTGATCCTACGTCTGTCCAAACCGTAGCTTTTAGCACGTGCTCTGATGCATTTAAATAATCTTTTATGTCTTTCATGTCATCATCTGAAATATCTTTTTGGAGACTTTTCTTCCATCGTTGATATTCAGTTAAGAGAGTAGAATTTAGGATTTTCCCATTGGGTGAAAACATGCACACTTGAAACAAAAAGTTCTCCACAGTGCTGTTTTCGTGTTTCTTTTTATAGGTGATTTCCTTGAGTTTTACACCTTTATACCCGTGGACAATTTGGTCTTTGGTTTGGTTTGAAATTCTCGCTGGCTTGAACCTAGTATCCAAATAGTTTTTTAGGGCGTGAAACGTTTCCTTTTTAGGTTTCGTTTTACACCAAATGCGATATTGCCCTTCCATGGTAGTAGATGCTTCCTCAACTTCTGGATGAACTACGCATATTTTTTCGATGAATTCAGCGAACTTTTTTGTTTGTTCGTCTTCTGGCAAGATTTCGTTTTGATATACAGACTGAGACTCGGTTTTAAGTGCGCTTAGTGATGCCTTTTGAGTTTCAATGATTTCACGTAATTCATTCATTTCGACTTTTATACGTTCAATGGTGTTTTTTTGTTGTTCAATCTCTAGTTTTTGTGCTGCAGTTTCTTGCATTAGTTCATCATTTTGTTTTAGTAATCTATTAAAATTATCAATACTATATGTTTTTGAGTGAATGATATCCTTTATGATTTTTGTTAGACGATCGATCGTAAAGTTGGTTTCTTCATAGGCAATTAGCTCTGTTTTTAATTTTCCGTTGATTTCTAGGCTGCGAATCTGTCGCTTGACTTTAGTATGTGCCTTGATGAGGTTCTCAATTTCTACTTTGTTTTGGACTCGAAATGCAGTAATTAGGACGAAATTTTCATATTTTTTGCGATGATCTTGGATTCTTGTGCCTAAGTTATTTGTATGTCCAAATTTTATGAGCGTTTCTTTTTGTTCATTTGTATTGTCTATCGTTCCAATATAAATGCACTCCGTGTTTTCAGGGAATTGATTCACGATAGCCTGTTCCACGGCACGTTGGCTATCTTTTTTGGTTTTTTGGATAGTTTTGTCTTTTTGTTCTAATTGAAGTCGTAATTCGTCGGTTTCTTCTTCTATTGTTTTGTGAAGCACTTCTTCCATTTTCATGTAATAGTCATGAATCTCAGATGCTTTTTTTGTTTGTGCTTTAAGACATAAAGATTTAAAGCATTTGATGGTAAGCATTATAATTTGGCGATTTTGACCGCCATGCTTATCTTCTTGTTTGCTCTTTGGAGAAGATGTATTTTCTTGACTAAGTGTGTTTTCTAGTTCAAAAACCGCTTCACCTAATTGTGAAGCGCTTTTATAGTCGATGTCAAGTTCAAAGTGCTTTAATAAAATTCGTTTTGCGTTTTCTTTTAATGTGAACCCTAACCATTTCCAAATATCATCAAAATCTATAACAAAATCGTAGTTTTTATCGTAATTTAAATAGCAATAGAAACTACTTACGAATAATTGTTGTTCGAATCCTGTAAATGTTTGTTGTATTTTTTTCAATAACTTGTTGTTATAAGCACCTGAAAGTTTTGCAATTGGGTTTTTTTCAATAAGATCAACGATGTTGATTTCGGTCATCTTATTATAATTTATTTCATGTTTTTTCTTTAAGTTGTTTTGATGCTTCATATATAAAAAACCAATATTACAAAAGCATGTTTTACATCCAAAATCTCGCTCGTCCCAAATGACGAGCAAGATACAAATACATAATGCAGCGGCTATCGTTTTCATTGTCTTAATTTTTCCACTGCGTAATTTACCATTTATTTTTTTTCACATTGATAGCTTGACCAGTGCGCTTTTTGCCTTTACTTGGATCGTATGCTTCGTCTTCATCATCCGATCCCATATTTTTCGATATTTCCCAGAATTCTTTGGAGCCCAACTTGAAATCCGGGTGATTTTCTGCCTTGTACCAGAATATTTGGTCAGTCAGCTTGTTGGACTTGGCGTTATTGTTAATTACCAAGCACTCATAATTTTCTGTGGTTTGGTCCATAACTGCAGCGAAAGATTCTAATGTTGGAAACATACTGGCATAGTTCTCCCAGATACGTTTTCGATTTGTCAGGTAAGGTTCTCGCAAAATAAAAACATAATCTATGTTGGTTCTCAGGTTGGGAGGAATGCCTAACGGATATTGCATTGTGATGATAAGCATGATCTTCCAGTGACGTCCATTCATAAAGAGGAGACGCATCATCTTATCACGAGTCCATGTTTGGTCATACAAGCAATCATCCAAAATTACAAAAGCCCGAGGATCAATAGTCGATTTCTTATACATTTCAATCTCCTTATTAACCTGTTTCAAGACAGTTTTTTGTCTACGTAAAACGTTCTCAATTAAAACAGTATTATATTCCTCATGAATAAATAACTTGGGAACATGCGCAGCATAAAACCCGTTACCAGCCTCAGTGCCTGAAATAACAGTACCAATAGGAATATCCTGATGATAAAAAAGCAAATCACGAACCAAGTATGACTTACCCGTATCACGACGTCCAATCATAACAATAACCGGACCTTTATTCTCATCTGGCTTAAAAGTGATTTCACGCATATTAAATTTCCTTAATTCTAAAGTCATCTTAATGCTTTTATAAATGAAGCGGATATTTTAGTACATATTGAATAACGCAACCAAAAAACAATAAAACAATAAAACGTTATACATTCGATTAGTTTAGACAGTTAAAGAAAAAATGTAATAACCACTTATACTTGTTTTTATTTATAAAAATGACTAATCCTAAATTTGATATTTCATATGTTAAAACCAAATTACTAGACCTTCAAACTTTAGAGAAACAACATGTTGCTACATTGGAGGATATCCAACATGACTATAACCCCTTCCAAATTGAAAATATTCAAACATATAACCCGACATATGGCATGCTTTTTGAATTAAATGACAATAATTATAATAGCATATCATTAAATCACCCTTATCATATTGATGACCTTTTACATGTCACAAATTATGAAACTAGAGAACCTGTCGAAATGAATATCCATATCAAATATGCACCTCTTATTGATCCGCTCAAATACATGATTGGGAAATACGTATCGAGTGGTAATAGTATTTATGAATTACCAACCCTATCTAGTGAAAGCAGTGCTCATCCAAAGTTTTTAGATGTTAACAATTCATCCTATGTCGACAATTTCTTTTCGTTTTTATGTAGTAATTTATTGCATAAACACGGATTCAAACATGGAGTAGATTATTATGGCTCCTTTTTAGGTATCCAGAAAAAATTCAAAATGAATGTTATTGATGACTTGGATTATTTATCTAGTTCTGATTACTTTAAAGAGAACATTAATAAACACTTTTTCTTAGCGGATGCAGAAATCGACGAATTTATGAATTTTGGTTCACGTGCAAATAAACAAAAGTTAGTTATCGATGACGCACCTTTACATAATATTAGTGTTATAGATATTGGATCTATCGAAATTGATAATGATATGTCAAATGATTCGCAACCAATTGAAGTGGACGAGGTTGTTTATGAGAAAAATGTTAGCGGATCTAGATCAAGCTCTGGTAGCGATAGTTCAACAAATAGTAAAACCAACTATTCGGATAGTGATGATGATAGTGGTGATGATAGTGATAGTAACAGTGATAGTGCAAGTTCTCATGACGACGAAAAAAGTGAAGAATGGACTTCCGATTCTGAGTCCGAAAGCAATTCGTATAGTCAAGACGCTAAATATGCTTATATTAATAAATTTCCTGTTCAGCTTATTTGCTTAGAAAAGTGCGATGGAACCCTCGATGAACTTTTTGAAACTGGCAAAATTGATGTTGATGAGGCAGCAAGTGTTCTTTTCCAAGTAATTATGATTCTTATTACTTATCAAAAAGTATTCCATTTTACACATAATGATCTTCATACAAATAATATTATGTATGTTGAAACGGACGTCGAGTATTTTTTTTATAAATACAAAAACGTAGTCTATAAGGTTCCTACCTATGGTAAAATTTATAAACTCATTGATTTTGGCCGGGGTATTTATCGCTTCCAAGGTAAGCAATTTTGCAGTGATAGTTTTGCAAGTGGCGGCGATGCGGCTACACAATATAACTGCGAACCTTATATGAATGAGAACAAAGCTCGACTTGATCCTAATTATAGCTTTGATTTATGCCGTCTTGGATGCTCAATTTACGATTTTATTATTGATAGTGATGACAAAGATGATATTGAGCAATTCGATGCTTTACAAAAGACTATTTATCGATGGTGCACAGATGATAACGGGAAAAATATTTTATATATGCGTAATGGTGATGAACGATATCCTGGATTCAAATTATATAAGATGATTGCTCGGTCAGTTCATAAGCATACACCTGAGAATCAATTGGAATTTAAATATTTTAAACAATTTGCGATTTCTACTAAGAAATCCAAGAACATCAACAACGATAATCTTATGGATATTGATGCGATGCCAATTTATGTGTAAAAAATTGAAAGCTTTATAAATTCCAAGTTTTCACGTAAACACACAACAAAATGTTCCAAATTGGTCAAAAAGTCCTGGCAAAATGGTCCGACTTGGGGAAACGGAATTTAGAAAGTCTGGCTACTCCGTCATATTTTGCTATCATTCATAGTATTAATGACGACAAAACATATGATATTTTGTTTGATGATCAAACTCTTCAAAGAAAAACCGACGAACGTTATATAACAACGGAACAGCAAATCAAACAAGAAATAAGGGCCAATTTTCTGAAACAATTTGAAGTAAAAACACGAGCCGAAATCAAGCGTGGATCAAAAGCAATTTACTGGTTAGAACTGCCAACAGGTAAATTTAAGAAGCTTGGACAATATGTGACAACTACCGTTCCTTGGGAAGGCGTCGAAAAGGGAACAGAATATGAGAGGACGTTTTTGCATTTTACGGATTTGGATCGACCTATTGAATCGTCCCATCATACCGATATATTTTATGCGCAATTGACATAGATAAATATATGTATATTATCATATAATGGATGATAATATAGTCGAAAAAAGCATGATAAGTCCAATTGAATCTTGGTATTGTTATATTTTACGCAACAAAAACCCCCAATTTTCTCATTTAACTTATAATGGATCTACAAATGACCCGAAACGTCGCCTAAGGCAACATAACGAAGAAATTAGTGGTGGAGCAAGATATACCCATGGTCGTGGCGGTGGATGGGAAATCTATGCACTTGTAACTGGTTTTCCAGACCATAAAAATGCACTATCGTGCGAGTGGCGCATAAAACATACAAGTGGTAAACCAGGGAAACGACCACCACAACACTGTGGCATGAAAGGTAGGATAATTGGCTTAGGTGAAGTATTGAAATTGGAGCGCTGGACAAAACAATGTACGACAGAGAACAAAGATATGAACTTGACCTTATATTTAGCGCATGATGTGGTTGGCCTTATAGATGTCGAAACATTACCTGCGAATATTGAGATGTTTGCGGGTATTCCGACTATGTAAATTACGTTTTAATAATTTTTTTATTTTTTAGCTGGTCTTTCTTCTTTTCTTTTTTCCCTATTCCAATTAAAGACTTCAGCTGAAAATTCCATTTCTATATCATGTATTTCAAATGCAAACATTTAGTTTATTTTTTTTTTTTTTTTTTTATTTAAATATATAAAATAAATATTTTTTTTTTTTTTTTTATTATTTTTATTAATTATTAAATTTATTAATTTAAATTTTTTAAATATAAATAATTTACAATAAATTTAAAAATATTTCAATAATTTAAAATTACTTATATAATAATATTA